ATCGGTGAGTTCTTCTTTAATAGCAACAAGCTCTTCTGCGAGTGACTCCTCGTATTGTGCCTGAAGTTCTTCTTTGATTTCTGCAACCTTAGACTTGATTGCAGTCTCAAAGATGGTACGTGCTTTCTCTTGGAATTCCTCGGAAAGCTCCTCACCAGCAAGGAGAGCATTAACATCTTCTTCGATGTTAAACTCTTCTTTCTTCATTTCATCTTCATCTTCATCCTCTGCTTCTTCCTTTCCACCCTTTTTCTTTTTCTTAGGGGTTTCTTCTTCCTCATCCTCACCTTCTTCCATTGCCTCGGTAACTTCCTCTTCGGCAATGAAATCCTCTTCGTCTTCCTCAGTCTCTTCTGCCATTTTCTTCATTGCTTCAGCTTTAGCAGCTTTAGCATTTACGACATCTTTGACTTGAGAAAGAGTTGCGCCAGGATCTTTCAGCTTTGCTGAATCGTCATCAACCTTGTAATTTTCTGGGGTAGGACCACCTAAGTCTTCCCAACTTCCAGTTTGTCCAGGAGCAATACCCGTGGACAACTTTTGCATTGGTTCAGCTTGTGCAGCGCCTTTGGTTACTACGTTTTCCATTTCTTGTAAATTGCTACCAACGGACATTTGTTTGATTGTGTTATAATCTATATTTATTTATAATTTATAGATTTGATAGAAAATCTTGGAACAATTCAACTTTATGTTCTTGAAGTGTTCTATCATCTACTAAGGTATTAATTCTACGCTTAGTTTGCTCAGCGAGTCTTTCACGAAGAATTCCTCCTTCCCAAACCCACTCTTTACCTTCCATAATTCCTTGAACAAAAGCATCAGGAGCAGAAGGATCGGCAACGATATCAGCAGCAGTTGCTAACATGAAATCTTCACCGACAATTTTATGACCTTCATTAGTCATCTTTAATGAACCAACACCACGAGAAGAAACACCAAGCATAACTCCTTCACCAATAAGTGATTTTGCAATCTTACCCATTGGAGTTTCTAGAAGTTGTGCCTTACCGATAAAATTGCATCCTTTTTGTTCAAGAGAAACAATTTTATGAGAGACACGATCAAGATTGACGGTAGGACCATCAGGGTGACCGAGTTCTCCAAGAGCACGACCTTTGGAAACAAATGACTCATTGTATCTTGCTACTTCTTTTGCAAGAGTCTGCATTGGATACATTCTGCCGTTACGATTGCAGATATCACCTTGAAGGAAAACTCCTTCAATAAACATTTTCTTTTCAGCACCTTTACCTTCGGTGATGAATTTAACTTGTGATACTTCTTCTGTGATGAGTTTCATTTGTTTATGCGTCTCCAGCAATTTGAACTTGTTGATAATATAAAGCTCCTGCTCCGGTTCCATATGCCGAAATCTTTATGGAATCTCTCAAGTCCCCATCAGTAGAAAATGCAGTTACAATTCCCGATGTGCTAGTGGATACAGTAATTCTGGTTGAATAGTATCCACCAACTCCACTTGATGCATCAACTGCTGTAACAGGTTGATGAGTAAAATTGTAATATGGTTGTCCTACTGAAGTTAAAGTTACATAATCCCCAACTACAAATGGAGATCCCGTTCCATCTGGAAATGTGATTGTGGTTGTTGTTCCCGTTATAATTCCAACAACTCTTTGTGATGCTGGACTTAGTGCGAGAACTGCAATTCCTCCTGCAGGCACATAATAATTTGTTGTTGCTGCTGTTGGACTGGTCCCAATTCCAATAAAAGCTCCAGCAGAAACTGCCACAACTCTTAGTGCCTTTGTCTGAACCGACAATGCAGATGAGGTTGTAGCAGCCCCAGAAGTAATTGCAATAGAACTGCCAAGACCAACTGGTTTATGTACTGTCATTATTCTTGATCCTCGTATGATGGTTCATTACCAAACATAGATGTAGCAACTAAAGGACGAGCAGCATCAACTCTTTCTGCTGCTTTAGCAAACAGAACGTCTTTAATTTTGTCACTGATTTCTGATGCTGACGAATCAGTAGCAATCAAGTCGATAAGTTCTTCCATAAAATTTCAATATATGTCTATTCTTTATTTATATCTTGCCACCTTTAGGTTCCGGAACCTGTGTTACTTGTGCTTGAGCATTGATATCTGGTTCTTGTGGAACATCCCCCATTAGTCCAGGATCACCACCTTCTTGAGGAACTGCACCTTCTGGTGGTAATGGTTCTCCAGTAATTGGATCAACTTGTGATGAATCTGGAATAATACCCTTCTTAATTTCATCTTCAATTTGTTCATCAATCTCAATGATTTCCGAATCAGTTTGACGAAGTACTTTCTTACGAACATATTCGGTAGAATAATACTTACCAATATAGGGTTCAATCGTAGCAAGAGTTGCTAAACGATCATTCATCAACTCTGATTCTTTCAGTTCGGCAAATTGATTATCATATAGAAAGTCATATTGAATATGGTCACTAATAGTTTCCCAATCTTCTGGTGATACAATGTTCTTGAGAATCAATTGCGTTCTCAACATATCATTAAACATATTTGCAAAACGCTTTCTTAAACGTCCAACAAACTTGGCAAATTTAAGTTCATCTCTTAAGATTTCTGATGAACGTCCTAGATTAAATCCACCATCAGAAGCAATTCTTGATTCGGGAACACCCAGTGCTCTGTAAAGTTTCTTCTGGAAATATTCAATATCGGCAAGTTCTCCAAGATTCTGACCACCAGGAAGTGTGGTAATTTCGGTTCCACGACCACCTTCTCTTCTGGGCAACCAGAAATCTTCCATCATGGACATAAACTTACGATCATCACGAACTTCACCGGTGTTTGCATCATACACAAGTTTATTTCTGTAACGAGACATAACCTCTTTGAGGTACTGCTCTGCCTTTACTTTTGGGAGATTACCAACGTCAATATAGAAAATTCTACGTTCTGGAGCACGTGATAGTCTGTAAATTACAAGAGAATCTTCAATCATTCTAAGTTGATTGAGTGCCTTGATTGCTTTATGTAGATATGATAATACAGTACCTTTGTTTCTATCTACAAGACCTGAACTACAATATGAGATAGAATCTTTAGCAATTTTTACTGCTCCTTTTTGTCCACTACCACTGGTAATCATTCCAGTTGGAAAGTTTGGCGTTGGTGTATAGACAAAATACTCTTCTAATTCTGGCGAAAGAATTTTTGTATCATCTGCACCTGCTCTTATATTAATATAATCTTGTTTATCTTTTTTCTTTTCTTGACGAATATATCGCATCTTCATTGGATCGATATATCTTAATTCTTTAATTCCTTCTTGAGGTTTTTTGGTATCGATAACTTTTAGATAATAAAGTCTTCCATCAATATACCAATTTCTAAAAATTTCGTGAGATTTTTTATCAAAATCCAAAATTTCTTTAAGGTACTTAAATTCTTCCCTAATTGCCTTCTTTAATTTATCACTGGCATTTAGATTTGATAGTTCAATCTCAATTGGTGAGTCGTACAAATCACTGACAATTGCTTCATTCACAACATCTTCAATGGCTCCATCACACTCTGGATGGATGGCCATCTCACGATATCTTTTGATTAAATCGTGTTCTGTTCTATAGACACCTTCAATATCTACATATTGACCATAAAATCCACTAGCAATATAATTATCAACCCCGTCCTCATTATTGGGAGGAACGGGGGAAACTATAGAGGCGGATTTCTTTTCTGTATCTTCAATTGAAAAACCAAAAAGTCTTGCCATATTATAATTAAAGTTAGTCTGTTATTTAACTATTTAGTTGATATCTTGACCGCCTGCTGCAGGAGAATTACCTTTTACTGCTTCCCACCAGAGAACTTGTAGTTCTACAGTAAAGTTTTCGATGTCTCCACCACTATCATAAGATAGTTCAATTGCAGAAACGTTAGTTGGAAATACATCATAGAAGTGATATGCTCTCAAAGTAGAACCATCACGATCCAATTGATAAACAAATGCATCTGCCTGATAGTCTGCTGTATTGGTGAGACCAGTGTTATCAGATACTCTGTTGATTGTATTCATCCAGTTCTCAAACGCAGAGCGGATTGAGAAATCTGTATCGTTCATAACAGTGATAGTCCAACTATCAAAAGTTCTGTCTCCAGCAACTTTGAGGGTTCTTCCTCTAAAAGGAACATCAATCGCAGCAACGTTTGATGCTGGAAGATTCGCAGCCTTAACTAGGAATCTTGCCTTATCTAAAACTGTTGCATCTGGTGCAGCAGCATCTGGGAATGAAAGAACAACCTCAAACAGGTTGGGTCTTGCACCACCACCAGTCAGTTTACTTTTGAAGTCAGTAATCTTCCTTAAAGGGGGTGGATTTAGTTGTTGACGGGTTGCCATAGTTTTAAACCTCTAAATTGATTAAACGTTTCCGATTACTTCTTCAAAAGCAACACCAGTTCTGGTGGCGACGAAGGTAAGACCAATAAAGTTAATTGATCTTGCGGGTTTGATGTAGATGTCAGCGATAAATTCATTGGAATCAATAACCGCCGCAGTGTTATTTGTTTCATCACAGATAACAACATAATCAAAGATCCCCCTCTTAGATTGGACATCACGGAGGAATGGTTCAATAATGTTTACAAAGTTTGTTCTTGTAATTTCATCGTTGAATTCGAAGAGTTGGTCCTTAGCAGCAGCAGAGATAGCTTCTTCAAGGTAGATGAAGAGACGACGAACGTTAATTCTATCAAATGCCGATGCTTTACCGTATCCGGTCTTATCACCAAACAAGATGATTCCAGCACCAGGCGAGAAGATGACTGGGTTGATTCTGTTTGAATACAGTTTGTCTCTTTGAACTTTATCAGGATTATATGCTAGTTTTACAGCATTCAAGATAGTACCTCTTGAAGTACCAGCAGGTGAGAACCATGGGAACTGATTGATATCATTTCTAGCACAGGTTCCTGCAATATCACCATTTAGTGGGATATAACGGAAAGTATCGTTAAATCTATCGTACATATACTTATACCCACTATCAAATACACCATAAGTTGTAGATGTAATTGGAGCATAGAAACTTACAATGTTATCAGTGATTGTATCATCATTATTTACAGTAACGGTTCCAACAGTAGAGTCACTTAGGAATGCTTGTCTGTATGGTGAAATAAATGCAACAGAATCTTTTCTTATTTCGGCAACAGCAATACACTTATTAGCAAGTGCCTGTGCATCTTCTTTGGCATAATTTGCCGAACCCATTAAGATGAAACTAGTTTCATAGTTTTCAGTATTTTGAAATGCTATATAACCACTGATAATGTCGTCAAGTCCTGAATATAGAGAACCAGAAGTTGTTAAATCTACACTTCCGCCATAGTTTTTACCACCTGCAAGAGTATAGGTTGGAGCACCTGCTGCAGCAAAGATGATATCTTGTGCTTCCTGATCCCAACCAACATCGTTTGCTGGAGTAAATGATGTTGCTCCAGTTCCTACAAATCCTGTCGTTACAATTCCTACTGGGGAAGAACCTCCATAAATGTAGGTAGAATTGGTTGCAAGATATTTTCTCCAATAGGATGGACTTCCTACAGAGAATGATGCATCCTTTGCTTTAGAAAGTGAAAGATGCTTTTCAAGAATTGTTCCAGCATTTCCAGTAATTGTTCCTTTATCATCAATAAGGATTACATGGAGTTCATCGAATCTAGAACTTCTTGATGCCGCATAATCTGATGTTGATGGTCTATCAGCAATTGTGTTCCAAGAAATTGATCCATTCGAAAGCGTAATTGATTGCTGATCAAACCAATCAAGTGCAGATGATACTGCAGATGTTGCAATTCCTGTTGAACTGCTATTACGAACCGTTAGATTTCCGCTTGTTCCAAATGTATAAACACCACTTGGTTGGTAATCTACTGTAGTTACAGTTCCTGCTGCAGAAACGTGACTCAAAATTTTTGTTGAAATTTGTCCAGCACCAATTTCTGTGATGATACCCTTAAAGTATCCATTCAAAATACTAGTTGTTCCTGCTCCTGCTAAAATGGTATTTGCAGGAACTGCTTGAGTAACTCCATAACCTACTACTAGGTTTGTAGTGGTAATCCCTAAAATTTGGTCTGCCTTAGCGTCAATAATTGCAACTTTAACATCATTTGCCCAAGAACCTGGGTTTTTAGCAACAACTGTTACATTGGTGATGGTATTCTCATCATATCCAAGTTGATTGTAATGAGTTTCACTCTTAATTTTAATACTTGAAGCTGTTCCGACAAAAGCATTCTTGAGTCCGGCATCATCTGCTCTTGAAATCAACATTGTTCCACCATACGCCAAGTATGATGAAGCCACCATCCAATGTTCGTAGTGCTTATCGGTTGAATATGGTTGCCCGAAAGTGTTTAGTAAGTCGTTTTCGTTTTCAATAACGGCAGGAGAATCAACAGGTCCTTTTGCGAAAGGTGCTACCTGCGCAGCAACACTATCCGAAACCGTATTAACTCTACCAATTGTTAAATCAACTTCTCTTACTACAATTCCAGGAGATGCTAAATTTAGCGGCATCTTAAGTCCCTCGCAATCCAAATTTATTCTACAAGTATTTATAAATTGCTACTATTACAGGTAGTCCCACATATAAGAACGATCACCATATTCATCAGTGTACCATCTATCTCCAGATTCATCTACAAAACTGGTCATTTCATCAATACCATCGGAGATAAATCCAAATGGAGCCATATCTTGATCAATTTGATTTTTTTGTTCCTCATAAATTCTCTTGCGGACATCATTATCCGTCATTTCCTTAAAGTAGTCTTGTGCGACTAACCAAGAAAAAATAACCAGGCACATTGCAAGGTCATCGTTACAACCTTCCTCTGCCTCAAATGAATTGCCCCTTTGAGCAAATGTTGTGAGTTCCGCGATGATATCGTAATCACATACAAGTAATTTATCATCCTCTAATAAGGTCTTTAGATTGGAACATCCCAATTTTTTAACTGCCGCAGTTGTCCTGACTCCAAGTTGTGACTTCTTACCAGAGAAACCAGAACCCACAATCTGTCCTGCACGACCCCTCATCGCACACATAAGCACATTATCATACTCAAGATCATATTGTAGAATACTTGCAACCTGGTCACCAATATCATTGACTTCCACAAGTAACCAGGCTTCATTGTAACCCTTTGCTACTTGGTGAATGACGCTTGGAAACATCATTGGTTTTATTTCATTATTTTTATACTTTGCTACAATCTTATATGGAAAATTTGTAATATCAAAAACAATAAATGCCGAATAATCATTACCAATTCCTCTCGCAACATCAACTGTAATTAGATAGTTATTTTCTTCCTTTGCTTCCTCATAAACATCCAATCCAGCATTTCTCTTAATCGGATCATCATATACAAGATTTCGTAGTTTTGCCGGACTAATGAGAGTATTTACAGAACCTAAAAATTCACAGTTATGAGATACTATATTATTTGAATAGTATAAATTATCTTCACCAACATCCAATAAATCGTAAAGATATATTCCTTCTTCTACTATTTCATTATATACA